CGACTGGCGCGTGCCGGGCCAATACATCGAGATCGATCACACCCGCGCCGTGCGCGGCCTGCCGCAGATGGCGCACAAGATGCTGATCCTCGGTCAGCGCCTGGCGACGGGCACGGTGGCGGCCGGTGTGTTGAGCAAGGTCACCCGCAAGGAAGACGGCGTGGACTACTTCGGCCGTGGCTCGATGCTGGCACAGCAGATCGCTGCCGTGATGAAGGTCAACCCGTACATCGAGTGCTACGCGCTGGCGCTGGACGACAACGCCGCCGGTGCTGCCGCGACCGGCACGCTGGTATTCACCGGCACGCCGACCGCGACCGGCACGCTGGCTCTGTATATCGGCGGACGCCGCCTGACGGTGGGTATCACTGCCGGGCAGACGGCCACGCAGATCGCCACCGCTGTGGCGGCCGCGATCAATGCCGATCTGGATGGTGCGGTGACTGCTGCTGCAGCCATCGGCACGGTGACGGTCACCGCGCGCCACAAGGGTGAGGAAGGCAACGATATCGACATGCGTGTGAACTACTACCAGGGCGAGGTCACTCCGGCCGGTGTGGCGCTGGCGATCACCGCGATGTCGGGCGGTACCGGCAATCCGGATGTGACGGATGCGATCACCGCGATGGCATCGCTGGCGGCCTACTCGATCATGATGGCCTGGACTGACGTGGCGAATGTGACGCTGATGGAGACGGAGCTGCAGGCACGCTGGGGCGGTATGGATATGCGCGCCGGCCACGTGTTCTGCCACAAGGCTGGCAGCTACAGCACGCTATCCAACTACGGCTCGGCACGCAACAGCGGCCACAGCACGTTCAGCGGCTTGAAGGCTTCGCCCACCCTGCCCTGGGTGATCTCTGCCCAGTTCGGCGCGATCTGCGAATTCTCCGGCGCGAACGATCCGGCACTGCCTTTCCGCACGCTGGCACTGCCGGATGTGATGGCACCGGCCGAGGCGGACCGCTTCACCGACACCGAGCGCAACCTGCTGCTGCACGACGGCATCAGCACGATCGTGTTCGACCCGTCTGGCGCGGCCAGCATCGAGCAGGTGGTGACCACCTACCAGACCAACAGTTTCGGCATGGACGATGTGAGCCTGCTGAAGCTGAACACGAAGTGGACGGTGGACTATCTGCGCTTCCTGTTCCGCTATGCGATCGCAACGGACTACCCGCGCCACAAGCTGGCCGGTGACGACGTGCTGGAACGCATCCAGCCTGGGCAGCAGATCGCCACGCCGAAGCTGATCCGCAACACGCTGATCGGCGCGGCCGCGAAGGCGGAAAAGGCCGGGCTGCTGGAAGACCTGGAACAGTTCAAGGCCGATCTGATCGTGGTGCGTTCCACGGCGGATACCTGCCGCATCAATTCCATCCTGTCGCCGAACGTGGTCAACCAGTTCGATGTGTTCGCGGCTTCCGTTCAATTCGTACTGTAAGAGGAGACCGACATGTCACAAGTATTCGGACGCGCTTTCATCACCGTGGCGGGCAAGCGCTACAACACAAAGGAAGGCGCCAGCCTTAAATTCGGCGGCGTGAGCCGCGAGGCGGTGGTCGGCGATGCGGGTGTCGCTGGCTACCAGGAGAAAATCGAAGCGCCGCAGGTGGATTGCACCATCATCCACACGGCCACCATCAGCTTGAAGGAGATCCAGGGCATCAAGAATGCCACGATCAGCTTCGACACCGACAACGGCAAGAGCTTCGTGATCACCAACGGGTTTTGTCTGGCGGCGCCGGAACTGTCGCGCGATGGCGTTAAAGCGACCTTTTCGGGTACGCAGTGTGAGGAGATTTAAATGAACAAAGAAATGATTGAAATCAAACTGTCGAAGCCCATCACGTTCGGCGGTGAGCAGATCGATGTGTTGCGACTCCGCCGCCCCAAAGCGCGCGACTTCCGCGAGATCGGCGGCCTGGACAAGCCGTTTGCGGCAATGCTGGATTTTGCCGCTTCATTGGCTGATCTGGCCCCCGCCGCCATCGACCAGTTGGACGTTGACGATGTGCCAGCGGTCGTGGAAGTGGTGAGCGGTTTTTTGGGTCAATTCCCCGCAACTGGGGTGAAGTAATTGGGGATGTTGCGGTGACGTTCCACTTCCCGCCGACGGATATTTGGGCGATGGATGCGGAGGAGTTGATGTTCTGGCACGCGCAGGCGCTGCGCGTGAACAAGCCTAAGTCGTCGGGTTAGGCGCGACCGAACAGGCGCAGCCACACGGCTTCGACGAGATCGGCCACGCGTAAGGCTAGGCCGAAGAAGATCGTCCAGACAAGGAAGAACACGATGGCGGAAACCCAGCCTTCCTGAATCAACAGATAGCCGGATAGCCAGAGTTGAGCAGTGAGCAGCACAAGCGCCAATAGCGTTCTAATCGTTTTCATGGGGGCACTTTAGCATGTCATCTTCGATGTTTGTAGTAGGCGTGACGCTGAAGGCTTTCGATCAGATGAGCGGCGTGCTCGGGAATGCGACAAAGAACTTGTCCGGCGTCCAGAAAAAGATTGACGGCATCCGGGCGTCCGCCGAGAAGCTTGGCCGCGCAGGGTTGGCGGATGGGTTAATCGTGGGGGCCGGATTGCAGAAGTCGATCTCGGCTTTCGCAGAGCTTGAAGATGCCTCTGTACGCCTGAAATCCACCATGATGGACAAGAACGGCGTCACCGGCGCGTTCGACCAGGTGAACGCGCTGGCAGTCGAGTTGGGCAACAGGCTGCCAGGAACATCTGCCGACTTTATAAACATGATGGCAGCACTGAAGCAGCAGGGCATTGGGGATCAGTCGATCTTGGGCGGCGTTGGCGAGGCGGCGGCAAATCTTGCGGTGCTGCTCAAGATGCCAGCAGATGCGGCGGCTGTGTTCGCAGCCAAGATGAAAAAGGCAACCGGCACGGTCGATGCGGACATGCTGGGCTTGATGGACACCATCCAGCGGACCTATTTTCTGGGCGTGAAGGCGGACGAGATGATGTTCGCTTTCGCTCGAAGCGGTGGTGCGCTCAAGAATTTCGGCATACAGGGTTTGGAGCAGGCCAAGGCGCTTGCGCCAATCTTTGCGCAACTAACCGGCGGCGGCATGAGCGGCGAAACGGTGGGTACGGGTTTCGCCACGATCCTGTCGAGCATGGCGGATGGCAAGAAGATGCGCGAGGTGAACGGCTATTTGTCGAAGATGGGCATCACCTTGAAATTCTTCGAGAACGGTAAGTTCGTCGGCCCCAAGCAGATGGTGGCGGAACTGGACAAGCTGCGAAAGCTGGACCCACAAAAGCTGAATGCCGTGCTTAAACACATGACGGGCGGCGGGCAGGATATGCAGATGCTGGCGACGCTGGTTAATGACGGAATCGCTGGCTATGAGGATATGCTTAAACGCATGGAGGAGCAATCCGACCTGACGCGGCGCGTGAACTTGCAATTGGGCACGCTGAAGAATCTGTGGGATGCAGCCAGCGGCACATTTACCAACGCGCTGGCGGCTTTTTCGGAGACGTTTGCGCCGGAATTGAAGGCGATGACGGAATGGTTTGGCAGGCTGGCTGAAGGCATGTTCAATTTCACCAAGAGCCATCCATTGTTGGCGAAGTGGCTTGGGTTGGCGACCGTTGGTTTTGTCACATTGGCGTTGGTGGTGGGTGGATTTGCCATTGTGTTTGCCGGGGTGCTGCGCTATGTCGCGCTGCTGGCCACGATCGGGCCGGGACTGGCGGTGGTGATCGGCGGTATCGCGACGGCGTTCCGTGTGCTCGGTACGGTATTTGCGTTTGTTGGGCGGCTGTTTCTATTGAACCCGATAGGTTTGGTGGTGACCGCGATCGCGGGGGCCGCTTATCTGATCTACAAGAACTGGGACACACTGAAATCGTGGTTCACCGGGTTCTTTGAGTGGATCGGCACGAAAGCCAAGGCGTTGCAGGATATGTTGCCGGAGTGGATGAGGGAATTCACGCCACACGGGTTAATCATCGGCCAAGTGGCCAAGCTTGCGCCCGCGCAGAACGTCATGGGGCCCTC